AATTCTATCTAAATAATCTTTGCAAGCTGCATCTAAAAACTTCTTTATGTTTTTAAATTCTTTTCTGTTTAAGATGTAATTATCTTTTGTATTAATATTTCCTTCATTTTTAGTGCAATGTTTCTTTTGTTCTTGTACAAATTTTAATTCTTGTTTTGTAAAAGGTCTATCCATATTGGTCATATAGATAGGAGTTGGAAATAAATTTGCTATTGTAGGTTCTTTCATTAATAACACCAAGATACAAAAGAATATCTTGTTCCTTTCTTTACTGGTTTAACTAAATGGGGGTATAAAAATACAGATGGAAATATAATTAAATCTCCAGCTTTAAATTTAATTTCATAATCATCAAACATAATAAATTCTCCACCTTTATAATCATCATTTAAAACAGCTACAATACTTAAAATTGGAATACCTTTTATTTTACCATCGAAACAAGAATGAATATGGTCTACATGTTTTATTATTTGTTGTTTTTTATTGTATCTATTAAATCTTATTTCACTAAATCCTTTCCAACCTTTAAAATAATTTCCACCTATTTTATCAAGAACAATATATTTATTTAATGCATTCCAAGTTAAATCATATAATTCTTTTATATAAGTTAATTTATATGTTACATTCATATAAAGTTGTTCTTCTTTTGTATGCATAGTTTCGTATGATTTAGAATTAGTCCAATTGTGTCTATGCCAATTTTTATCTTTATCTAATTCTTCAATACTTTTTTGACAAATATCTTTAGAAATCCAATTATCTAAATGTAATATATAATCTTTTAAACTTTCTTTCATACCACCTTTTTTAAATACTTATAAAGTATTATTAGGAATTGTCAACTAAATCCCAAGTTTGATTTGCTTCGTTCCATTCATAATAATTTCTATTAGTAATTTGTTGTTCTGTTAACTCTGGTTTTACCACTGGAGGATCCCAAATACAAGTGGTTTCGTTTAATGTCCATGACGCATAAGGTTTAGGTGGAATAAATGCATCTCTAGTTTGATCATATTTCCATCCAATACTACCATAATTTTTTCTAAAAGGTGTTCCATTTAATTTATGAACACCACCTCTTGTGTTATAAGAAGTTTTTTTCCATATATCATTTGTACCATAAAGATTATTTAAAAAATCTACACCAGCTTGTTCTGTTGTTGCAATGTCATTTGACACTACTACAACTTTTACAACTTTATTTCCAGTTCCTAATTTTGCAAAGTGTGCCATTACGCTGTGTAACTCCCTGACCCTGTGTAAGTTAATATTGTATCATCCCCAACTGTTGAAACTGTAGGACTTCCAGTTGTTGTTCCAGAATAATCTGCTGTTGCTAATCTTAAAATTACAACCCCACTACCACCATCTCCTCCATTTCTAGCTGGTGGTACACCAGCACCACCACCTCCACCACCACCTGTGTTAGCTGTGCCATCTGTTGGATTTATTCTTGGAGTAGTACCAGTTCCTCCAGTTCCTCCTCCACCTTCTCCCCCTGGCGGTGCTGCAGGTTCTGTAGTTCCTCCACCTCCACCACCTCTAAAAACTGCACTTCCTGTTATTGATGAAGATACACCATCTCCACCCTCACCATCTCCATCTGTTTCTCCAGCTTCACCAGCGCCTCCGCCTCCACCAGAAGAATTTGGACTACCATCAAAACCTTGTGATGTAGTTCCACTTCCACCAGTAGTTCCATCTCCTTTTCCACCACCAGAACCACCATCAGCACCATCTCTAGGAAAACCACCTCCACCTCCGCCAGATCCACCAAGTCCTCCTCCAGTAGAAGTTATATCTGTAATATCAGAACCAGAAACTGAAGAGTCTCCTCCATTAGCTCCTTGAGCACCTCCCTCTAGACTACCAGCTCCTCCAGCACCAACTGTAATTGTATAAGTTGTTCCAGGAAATAATTCTAAACTTGTTTCTGAAGAACCACCTCCACCAGATGTTTCATTATTATAAGAATTTCTATATCCTCCAGCTCCACCTCCACCACCTCTGTCGATACCTCCTCCACCGCCACCAGCAATAACTAGGAAATCAACAGTTATAGTCTGTGGAGTTTCTAAAGCAACATCATCATCTGAAGTTGGAATCCAACCTTGAGTAGCACCAGAGTATACTATTCTTACTGATTGACCTGATACATCATAAACTGGGTTTGGTGATGAGTTTCCTTGATAATTTAAACTGTTAGTATTTATTGTAAGATTATTTGTCCCCCATGTTCTTGCATAATCTGAAAATTCTATTGTATCTCCAACACTTGCCGATGCTGGAAGCGTTACTGTTATTGCAGCTGAAGTAGTATTAATCCAATAACCTTCACCAGCTACTGCTGTGAAAGCAGAAGTTTTAATAGCAGATTGCCATTGAATACCACCGCCTACAAATTCTGCACCTGCAGCAACTTGTACGGTATCCCCAGATTTACCAATAGTAATAGTATTAGCATTTTCGTTGATAATATTATTACCGTCTTGGTCCTGAATTGTATCTACTTTAATTATACTAGCCATATTATACTAAATCCCATGTTGTATTTGTTTCGTTCCAAGTGTAATAATTATTATTATCAATTTGCTCTTGTGTCAATTCTGGTCTTGCAACAGGTGCTTCCCATAGACAAGTTGTTTCGTTTAGTGTCCAACTATTGTAAGGTTTAGGTGGAATAAACGCATCTCTGTCTTCATCATAAGTAAAACCTTTTCCAGCATGATTTTTTCTTAAAGGTGTACCACCATTATCATGTACTCCACCATGAGTATTGTAAGATGTTTGTTTCCAAATTGACCAACCAGTTAATTTAGTTAAAAAGTCAATTCCGATATTTTCTTGTTCTACACCATTACTATCATGTAAAACTTCATTAACTACTGATTGAACTTCAATCACTTTTCCATTTAATCCTATTTTTGCAAAACTAGCCATTATGCTGTGTAACTCCCTGATCCGTTAAATTGCATTATTGTATTGCTTCCACTTGTTGTAACTGTTGGACTTCCTGTTGTAGTACCAGAATAACTTGCAGTTGGTACACTTATAATAACAACTCCTTTTCCACCATTTCTTGGAAATGGAGTATTAGCAGGACTATCAGTTATAGAACCTCCAGCACCTCCACCTGTATTAGCTGTTCCATCTGTTCCTCTATTTGTATATGGAGGAGTACGAACACCACCATTTCCTCCACCACCAGAACCACCACCTCCACTTGCTCCACCATCATAAGTTGCACCACCTCCACCACCAGCATAAGTAACTGATGAGCCTGTTATTGAAGAAGCTGTACCATTACCACCATTTCCTGCACCAGAACCTGCACCATTAGAACCAATACCATTAGCACCACCACCTCCACCAGCACCATAATAAGGTGCAGATGCTGAACCATTTCCACCATTGTTACCTTGAGATGGAGATGTACTAGGTGTGTTTCCAGGACCTCCACTTTCATTACTATAATTTCCACCTGAACCTCCACCACCAGAACCACCTGATGAACCAGTAGACGAATTTGTTCCACCTTTTCCTCCTCCAGCAGATGTTATTGTTGTTAAACCACTTCCTGATATTGAAGAATTAGAACCATTACTATCGCCTGATCCACCATCTCCTACTGTTACTGTAATTACTGTTCCACCATTAACTGTTTGTGTTGAAGTTCTAAATCCCCCAGCACCACCTCCTCCTCCACTAGCAGCATTTGAATTTCCACCTCCTCCAGCTACAACTAAAAAATCTGCTGAATAAGTTTGTGGAGTTTCTAAAGTAACATCATCGTCTACTGTTGGAATCCATCCTTGAGTAGCACCAGAGTATACTATTCTAACATGTTGACCATCAGTATTATAAAAAGGATTAGGAGATGTGTTTCCTTGAAAGTTTAAACTGTTTGGATTAAGAGTAACTGCATTAGTTCCCCATGTTCTTGCGTAGTCTGTAAATTCAATTTCGTCACCTACTGAAGCGGATGCAGGGAGTGTAACTGTAACAGCTGCACTTGTTGTATTGATCCAATAGCCTTCACCAGCTACTGCAGTGAAAGCTGAAGTTTTAATATCTGATTGCCATTGAATACCGCCACCTACAAATTCTGCTCCAGATGCAACACTAACTGTGTCTCCTGAAGCTCCCAATGTAACAGTAGTTCCTGATTTAGAAATAATTACATTTCCAGAACTATCTTTAATAGCTCCTGGAGTAACATTAATACTGTCTCCAGATTCACCAAGAGTGACTGTTGTACCAGATTGCGGTGCTATTGTATCTACTTCTATTTTACTCATTTATTAAATCCCATGTTTGGTTTGTTTCGTTCCAAGTGTAATAATTATTATTATCA